CTTTCATCTCCCCGACAACCGGGGGATCGGTTGACCCGCCGTGCGACGGGGGCATAGAAAAAGCCCCACCATCCGGCAGGGCTCAAAGACTTGAAAGATTCAGGCAGGCTCAGAAACGAAACTGAGCTCAACAACCTGATACGGGATAGGCGGTGAGACATCCCTGTCCCACTCGACTGGCTGCGAAGCCGACCATGTCAACGACCGGGTCGACTCGTCCGGAACGGCAGGAGCCACACCGAACCCGTTGACCACGAAGATGTCCTTCACGGCCTTCGTGACGGTCTGAACGTTGTCGCTCGAGCTGCCCACGATGTGCAACGTGAACCGCGGATTCTGCGCAGACCTCGGCCCCGTGAAACTCGTCTGCCGGTCAATACCATCTGCCGGGTAAATGACCACGAAAGGAGCAAGGGGGAGCTTCCCGTCGCTGTCCTTCGGGGCGTTCCCCGTGTACGTTTTCGTAGCGAGGATCGGTATCTGCTTTATGCGGTCCCGCACCGCGACAGTGTGCTGCAACATCAGCCACCCAGTTTCTTCAACGCCTGATCGAGGGCAATCTCCTGACCCCTCACGAAGTCGGCAAGGGTTTCCTCCTGCGAGGCGAGGCCGAAACCTCGAGGTGCAACAGTCGGCGTGCCGAACTCGCTGACATTTCCCAACGCGCCCTGACCGCGGGACTTATCGAACCCGAGCTCCCCCACGATCTCGCCGGCGGCCTCCTCGATGTCGTATGAGAGAGCGCGGGGCAGACCGGGAAGCGTCGAGGAACCAGCAAGCTTCTCCTGCCAGGTCTTTTTCGTCTTGTTCAGCGTGACGCCCATGGCCTTCACCGAGTTGGGCTGTAGCTCCGCAGCGGCATCCTCAAAGTCGGACGCTAGCGCGGCGAACTCGGAGAAATCGAAGTCGGCCATGGCGCCCCCCTACGAAGTGATCTCAACCTGAAACCGTCGAGCAGTGGCAATGGACTTCACGAACGGCCCCACGATGCGAGCCCGGACATTAACCAAAGACGGGTCAGCGGATGCAGTGCACTCGACAACGTCGTCCGTCAGCACTCCCGTCACCGACACCGACGTATGCCATTGGAGGGATGTCTCAGCGACTTTCACGCCTGGGGTTTCGGTCTCACGCGCCTGCGCCTGGCCCGTCTGGAACTTGCCGCGAACGCCCGTATGCACGGTTGCGAAGACCGGAATCTCACGCAGCGGCTCATCCGGGTCTGGGCCAAACCCCGCCGGCCGGTAGACCGTAAACGTGTCCAGATGCAGAGACTCGGCCGCAGCACGCAACTCAGGGAGCGCCGAGGCGACGTCCGCAGCGAGGCTCACCAGTCCGGCCCTTCAAAGATTGGTTTCCCCGCGATGTCAACACCGCAGGAACAGTAAGTGGCACCGAAGTTCAAGGAGCACCAAGGGAGATGTGAAATCCCCGCACCAACCATGTCGAGGGAGAAGGCCCCAGAACCGGTCACTAGCTCGAGGCCAAGCAGCTTCCACCACTCGTCGAGGATGACAACGCGGCCCTTGCCCGACTGGTACGTCCGCGAAGACGAAGCGTCGTCCGCCGAAATCGTTACCTGCGTCGCGTCGTCAGGCTTCTTGATATGAGCCACGACCGCCTGCCGCACTACATAGTCACGCCGAGCTTCGTCCAATGGCTTCGGCGGCAACTCTTCACGACGAGACTCGATGAGCATCACCGCGTCGGTGATCCACATCGCCCACTGCTTTTCCGTGACGGAATCGGGTTCGGGGGCGGCCACGCCGAGCGCGACCGCAATATTCTGTGGTGTCACAGCCATGACCGCCCCCTCCCCTTACTTCTTCGCCCGCGTGCTGGGCTTGGTCTCGTCGACCTTGTCCCAGCCCTCAGCGAAACGGTCGTCCTTCTCGTCAGCGACGGAAACAACGACCTTCGTGTTCGTGTTGATGAACTTGCTCATGCTTCGCTCTTTTCGTAGAGCGCCAGGAACTCGCGCGCCCAGCGCAACTTGTCCTCGACCCGCTGCCCCTGCGGCTGAGAGGTCGACCACAGCTCAAGGTTTTCGGGACGGTTGTCATCCTTGACCCCGTTGATGTGGTGAACGTTCTCTGATGCGACTAGGGCGCGGCCGAGCATGTCCTGCATGACCTTGCGGTGCTCGAGGATGTGCCCGCTAGCTGCTGCACCCGGCTGACCTGCACCTACGAATACGCGCACATAGCCTCCCGCAGTACGGCTCCGACCCTGCTGCTTCCGGCGGAACTCGTCGTGGCAGTTGACTGAGCAGAACGTGCGCTTACCTTTGCTGCTCACGTACCGCTCCACCGCTGCACCGCAGTTCTCGCAGAGGATGGTCACGCGCGCAGCGGGGTTCTGCGCGAAGTTGCGTTCTCGGGATAGGTCAGCCCGGTAGGTGGAACTTGAGTAGCACGACTGCGAGCAGAAGGTGCGCGCGGACCGCATCTTGTGCGGAGCGCGCGTCACCATCTGCCCGCAGTGATCGCACGGCTTGCTTACCAGCGGCTTCGGAGGTCGTCCCATGCCACCAGTTTACACCCGTACGGTTACGTCGTTTAGACGTTGGCTACCGCGTCTTTCACCGTAGCAAAAGCGTCCAAGTCCATAACTGCCCAGCCATAAACAACCTCGATGCGGAGCGCGATCTGGTTCTTCCGCTTCAGGTCGCCGAGACCGTCCGGGTCACCGAACTCGATCAGCTCGACGGGGACGCTCTTCTGCACACCCCAGCGGAACGCATCCCACTGACCGACGATCGCCTTGACGTTCGTGTTCGCCGACGCCTCGGGGAGACCCGAAACTGTGGAAGACGCGAACGCGGGGAGACCCTCAAACGAGGTGACGTTCGACCCGAAACCGAGTTCCGGGTACTTCTTGCGGCCGTCTGCGTAGCGAGACGTTGCGATCGTCCACGCGTACGTGGGGTCGAAGGCGATGCCGTTGGGGATGTAACCGTCCGCGATGACCAGGCCGGCTGCCTGCTCGATCACAAGGTCGGGGGTCGTGAGGGTCGCGGTCGTGATCTCCACCGAGTTGGTGGTCGTCGCGATCCGGTCGCCCGCGACGATCGACGCCGCTGCGGTGCCCGAGCGGGGGTTGAGGCCGTGGAAACCGCCGAGGTCGAGAGCACGCGCGAGCGCCTCTCCACCCTCGTTCGCCAGGGTCGTGAGAACGCCGAGCTGGTACGCCTCGTCCGCCCACTGCACTTCCTGGTTGAAGCGCATGGTGACCTGGAACTTGTGCGGGGTAGCGATCTTCGTGCCGAAGGTCGCGTTGGTGTCCGCCTTGTCGGCACCTTCCGCGACGAGCTCGGCACGGGGGCGACCGGTGAGGGTCATGTAGTTGACCTCGCCGAACTGCTGCGGTTCAGCGTCGGCCAGCGCCGCAATAGCGGAACCGGTCTGAGCCTTCTTCCACATGCCGTCAGCGATGTTCTTCGGGAGGGTAATTCCCGGGGTGGCAAGAACTGCCATGGTGAACTCCTTGGGTTAGTTGGAGCGTCCGAACAGCGAACCCACGACTTCGCGGGCCTCGCTGTCTTCGCCTCCTGTGCGTGTGGTCGCGCCCTCCTTGGGCGCGACGTTGCCTTGCTTCTTCGAGTCCGCCTGTCGACCGGCGAGGCGCTGTGCCTGGGCGGTGAGGGTGGTCTCGTCGGTACCGGTGAGGAACAGGTCGGCGTCGGACGGTTCGTCCTTCTCCCCCTTCTCGGTGGAGATGCCGTACTTCGCTGCGATGCGGGTCCGGAGCGCGTCCGTCTGGGTAGCGGTGAGCTTCCCCTCGACTTCCAAAAGACGTTCCTCGAGCGTTCGCGCGCTCTCGGCCTTCGTCTGCAGCTCCTTGTAGTCACCGAACTGGTTCTTGGCCTGCTGCTTGAGCCGGTCACTGATCAGCGCGTTGACTTCCGCCTGAGTGAAGGTCTTGCCTTGTTCCTGCTGCTGCTCCCCCGAAGTGGTCGCCGTTTCGGCTGCCGTGTCGGTCGTGGTTGCATCAGTCATCTCGGTATCCCCGTTTCCGTGCCGTCGCACATGACCGCGAAACCGTCGCGTACGGCCCACAAGAGTGGGAAATCTCAGTCCGGGTACTCGGCGTTCAGCCAGTCGCGGAGAGCCTGCTTCTCAGCAGGCGACCGACGGCGCTTAGACGCGAGGTACTGAAAGTTGTTCGCCTCAGGTCCGATTGACTCGCCTCGGAAGACCGGTTCGGCGCCGCAGTCGCAGTGCGGGTGAGCCGCGAACTGGGCCGTGTCGCGCTTGTAGATGGCGCCCTTGTCGGCTAGCATCCGGCAGAACTTGCAGCACACCCCTGTGACTCGACGCCAGCCGGCGGAGGCGGGGTCGCGGCGCTGGTTGTCGAGGATCGTGTCGCGATACACGCGTGAAACCTCGGGTTGCACCACGTCCGCAAGACGCTGCTCAAGCGTCACCGGGAGACTCCTGAACAACGGTTCCGAAGCCCACACGACCGCACGCCGGATCTTCACAACCCGATCCGTGACGATGATCTCCGACGCGAACGACGACTTCACCGCAGCAATCTCGCGACGTTCGTCATAGAAGTCCGTCGCAAGAACACCCGCGCCATCGGCGTAGAAACCGATCACCTCCGGGATACCGTCGAGAAGAGCGGCACGGCGAACCTCAGGGCTCCCGTTCACCCGCCCAGCCATATCCAGAGCGACCGCCACGGCCTCATCAGAGACCGCGGCGAGCTCAAGCCTGGACTGCTGCGGGCTCATCAACCTGAGGCCTTAGAGCGGCGACAATCGCACGGCCGGCGTTCTTCTGCTTCTCCGCCAACGCACGCTTGATCTGCTGCTCATCAAGGCCCAGCAACTCGAGACCAACCTCGGTCTCCGCAAGCCACGGGACAACCGCGAGTTGCTTCGAACCAGCATCTGCGGCGGCGGTGCGGGACAGGTGAACCGGGTTGCGCCACTTCGTGTCTATCGACGCCCACTCGGACGGAATCTCGTCGAGCCCGTTCTGAATCGCCAGCGCGCGGGTGACGCTTCGACGGATCGGGGTAGCCCAACCATCCGTAGCATCCTCCGCCTCAGCAATCAGGGACTCTCGAGCCTCCGAATACGAGTCGGCCGACGTCGGGTTAGCGAGGTCTGTGAGCGCAAAGTCCGAATCGGACAGATCCATCTCGCGCGCCATAAGCTTCGCCAGCGCATTCAGGTGCGCCAGGTGCGGCTCCGGTGACGCGGCATCGAACTGCTTCACATCCGCACGGGGATTCTTCGCGTCATCATCGTCCGGGATGCCAAAGGCGCGGCCCAACGCGATCTGCCACGACGCCTTTAGGGAACCATCCGCGTTCTTGAAGATCGACTCATCCGCGCCCAGAAGCATCAGCTTCGGGATCGCGTAGATATCCATGTGCGCTTCGAGTCGAATCAGCGCGCGAAGAGCGGCGTCCTGCGTCGAGATAGCCGCCCGGGTGATGCGGGACCGCCCCATCCGGCGCGAAGTACGCGGCCGGTAAACCAGAGGATCAGCGGGGACGTGCCAAGGGTGCTCCGAACGGTCAACCGACCACCCGGAACCATCTCTCTCCGCCGTGATCGTCACACCGTCGAGGTAAAGCACGAACCCCGTAGGCGCATCGTCCTTCCAAGAAGTGATCGACAGGAGATCATCGAGACGCCGCTTACGTGCGTTCCACTGACCCGTAGCGTTCAGCGCATCCTTCGTGTGAACGAGCGCCTTCGGCTCGCCATCAGTGCCCTGCGTCGTGATCAGGTACGAAACCCCATGAATGAGAGAATCCGTGCGGCCCTGCGAGATCTCCGGCATCAGGAAGTTGCTGTCAACAAGCTCCTGGTACCCGAGGGACTCAAGGTCACCATTCGGCCAGATCATCTTCTCGAGCACGCAACGCCGGCCGAGACCATCAACACCCTTCGCCGCCCACCCAAGGGCAAGGCCAATCTTCGAATACTGCGGCGGGATGACCGTGCCGATCTGACGAACCGCCCGCTTACCGTCATACATTCCGGAACGCAGAAGGTTCCGGGGCTGCTTCTCACGAAGCTGCTCGAGGTTCACATTCAAGGTCACGGTCTCGTCATCAGACAGACCTTTCAGGCGCAGCGCTTCGATCACAACACCACCGCCGTCCTAGATCCTTGACGCCGGGATGGGCGTTCGACATCGTCTTTCTGAGCGCCCCAGAGGGCGAGAGTCGCTGCCACCACGGGGGTAATGTCCGAGGTCGCGTCTTTCCGGTTCCACGCCCACGCACCACCGAGGGGACGCTTCCGGGCCACCGATAGGGCGACGTTCATCTGCGGCTGGTCTGTGTGGCGAAGCTTGGGGCTCGACTCCATGACTGCGTCGAAGAACTGCCCCGACGCGATCGCCATGTCACGGCCAGACGCGGCCGCGAGAGTCACGACAACGTCAGTGCCGACGAGGTAGTTCCGGCCCTTGCGTTCCTCCACAAGCCCCGTCATCTCATCGACAACTACAGCGTGCAGACGGTTCTTCTCGGCGCGAGAAGCGACCCAAGCGGATACCCACTCGACGCCCTTCTTCTGGTCGTCGAGCTCGACGTGCCAAAGCCCATCAGCGCGTTTGCCTGCCAACGCGACAGAAGCAACGGACCTGTCCGGTGCCACGTCCACGGCTAGAGTCAGACGCTCGATCGGCATGGATGCCGGATCTTTGACGTTGCCCCAGGAAACGGAATCGATTACCTCGGGCGTACCCGATGCATCCCAGATGCCGAGAGCCTCACGGCGAAACGAATCATCGTCGGTGAGGTTCGCACGCATGCGTTCCATCGACTCGATGGGAGTACGCGACGGGAACGACGGGTTCGCCTTCGACCACTGCTCATGATCGTCAGGGTCAGCATCACCGTCGGCGGAGAACTCGACGTAGACAAGGTTCTTGGTCTTCTTCTTGTCGAGCGCCATCGCACGACGGTTCGTGAACTCTTCGCCCGGGTCCGTGGGGCGAGGGGGCGTGCCCATGAAAAACAGGAGTGCGCCGGCCGATTGCTTCGACGCGTTCGCCGCCGGCACCATGTCCTCGAGCGCCTTCTCCGTGAGGATCTGCGCCTCGTCGAACACCTCGATGTCGACCGAATCAAACCCTCGACCGAAACCAGCCTCACGCGCACCGAACATAATCACGGAGCCGTTCTTGAAACGGATCTCCTGCTCACCATTCGTCGACCGGATGCCGTCGTTACGCTCCGCAGCGAGATGCACACGGATCTTCTTCCGCCGCACCATGCCCTGCATCGTCTTGAACGTCATCGTCGATGTCCTCGTACGGTGCGCGGTCCACAACACCGTCATCCGCGGGAACAAGACACACAGGGCGATGATCATCATGCCCACCAGGAACGTCTTGCCAACCTGGCGAGGAATCGAAAGAACGACACCACCGACTGTTGCGGCGTACTTGCCGTCTTTCCGCTTCCCCAGGGCTAGCGTCCCAATGCCGTGCTGCCACGAATCGAACGAGACACCCATCGCCGCGCACTGTGCGACAACTCGAGGCCACACCGTCGAAGTGATCCCCTTCGGGAACACCACATGACGGGCAACCTCAGATAGCCGCGGCGTCGAACTCCCCGTCGTCGACATTCGCGCCGCCCTCGGTCTCGTCAGCATCCCTCGACAGCAGCGACTCGATCTCTTTCGACGTCATCGAAATCTGACGGTGAAGAGCCGCTAACGCCGGGCCACTGGTATCAGGCAACGCCGACACCATCTCGGCCCGCTGCGCCACGAGAATCTGCAAGTAAGAACCCGAAGCAATCGCCTCGACCAGCGTCAACACCTTCACCGGCTCAGGCACTTCGTCAGGAGCAACAGCACGCAGCGGGGACTTTCGAACAACCATGCGAACACCGCCGATCCAGAACGAAAAAAAGCTCAGGGAGGGACAACGGCT